GTCGGCGTCTACAGCGGGGTGCCGGGCGTTGAGTGCTGGGCGGAGGTGCGCGATGCTCGCACCTATGCAGGCCCGCATCCCGTGGTCGCGCATCCCCCGTGCCAGCGTTGGGGCCGGTTCTGGCACGGATCCCCGCGCAAGCCGCACCAGTTTAATCTGGGCGACGATGGCGGGTGCTTTGCATCGGCTTTGGCCAGTGTGCGCCGCTGGGGTGGGGTGCTGGAACATCCGGCAGACAGCCGGGCTTGGGAGGCGTTTGGGATGGTTAAGCCGACACGCGGCGCCGGTTGGATCCCCACATCCTGCGGCGGGTGGACCTGCTACGTCGAACAAGGCCACTACGGCCACGCGAGCCGCAAGGGGACGTGGCTAATAGTTTGCGGCGTCCCGCGTGAAGATTTGCCAGACCTCGACTGGTCACGGCTGCCGCAACGCCTAGACCCCAAGATGCTCGAGCGCCACGGCTACGAATACGCCCGCCGCAAGGGGCTGGTGTCGATGGTCGGCGGGAAAAACAAGACCGCGATCCGGAACGCCACGCCTCCCGATTTCCGGGACATATTGATTGCAATAGCTAGGACCGCAGCATGACCCCCCTTCAGTTCGTCCAGTCGCTCGAAGCCCTCGGCATCAGCGCCCGTTACGTCGGCCGTGTCACCGGCATTCCATCTGGCACGATCGCCAATTGGACGCGGGCAAACTCCAGGGAGGGCTATGCAACGCCCGTCCCGGCTGCCATCGCGGATTGGCTACGGCGCCAGGTTGCGCACAGGGAGGGTGATCCGGCCCCACGCTTAATGGCCGAACCTACCCCCTAGGTTCGGCCATTTCCGCTAGGGGTTGATTTAAGGCCGAACCTAGGGGGTAGGTTCGGCCATTTCCGCTAGATATTTTTAGGGTCGAACCTACCCCCTAGGTTCGGCCATTTCCGCTAGGGGTTGATTTAAGGCCGAACCTAGGGGGTAGGTTTGGCCATTCGACCCAATGGCGTCGACTCAAACGCGGTCAACTCGTCGCGATAGAGCTCCAGCATCGATTGGGCGGCCGTGACCTTGTCGCTGTCCAGTTTCCGCTCGGCGATTAGTTTGCGCAGGATCTTGACCTCATACCCGGCGCTTTTGGCCTCGGTGTAAATTTCCTTCACGGACATGGCTAGGTCTGCACGCTCCGCCTCTAGCCGCTCGATCCGCGCGACTAGGGTGGGGAGGCGGCTGTTGTCGGGGGGCTGGTTCATTTTTTTTCTCCCACTGCCAGCATCAACAAAGTCCCAGCCTCATATCCGGCATCCATCAAAAAGTTTTGGTATGCGTTGAGCGCCGCCCTTACGCCTTGGGCTGCGCCGCCGGGCGCAGCCCGATAGGCAATCATTGCAACATCGAATGCCTTCTCACGATCTTGGTCTAATTTGTCGATGCTAGCTTCGTAATCAAACATTTGCGTCTCCTGTTTCGATGATTGATTAGCTACCCAGTCGTCTACCCACTCCCGGGTTATTTTGCCCTCCACCACCGCATGCAGCAGCATGATCAGCGACTGGGGCGGGGCGATTTTGCCACTGCGCCAGAGGTAGACGGCGCGGGATGTCACGCCGGCGATAGACGCGACATCCGTCGTCGATAGCCCGACCTCAACGACGAGGTCGTTAAAGGCGTTTTGAGGGCTCACGCCGCCACCGCCAGTCGCGCCTTGACGCGTAGGGTTGTCACTACGGCCGTTTTGGTGGCCGCAGCGATCTGCGCGGCATCGAGGTAAGATTTAGCAATTTTGGTGTCGAGCGTCGCACGCTCGGACAGGCACACCACCACGTCCACGCGGCCGTCTGTGAGGGTCTCCAGGCCAGTGGCGAGGATCGCAGCCTTAGCTGCGTCCAGGGCTGCGTTGGCAGCCTCAGCGGCGGCCTTAGCGGCCAGGAAGGAGACAACGAGGGGGGCGGTGTTTGACATTTTTAATCTTTCTACGTTTTTCTTTTTCGCACCCCACCGTGGGGCACCCCCAAAACGTGCCGGAAGAATTTTCACCCGTCAACAAAGAATTGCAATCTTTTCAAAAAAGATTGGCGGGCGCCATCCTGGGGGTTTCCGCCGTTTGCCAGAATCCCACCGTGCAATGCGCCGTGCACAGTGCACAGTGCAATGTTTTGAGTCCGCTTCCCCCACGGCGGACTGTGTGGGAACTGTCAACATAGCGTGTTGACAGATTGCACACAGTGTATTTGTTTTTTCTCACTGCTCTTTCTCTTTTTAGTTCTATTGCACCGTGAAACAAATAAGTATATGAAATATAAAGGAAATTTGGCACGGCGCAATGTACCGTGCAATAATTTATTGCGCGGTGGGGTGAACATTGCACGGTGCTAAAACGGTGGGTCCAAAAAATCATTGTCTCGCGCCGAGTCGTGGAACTCCATCACCCTGGCCTTGGCCGTGTCGTCGGTATGCACGCCGCCCCGGAACCAAATATAATGGTCCTTCCGGTTGCGCTTGACCCATAACCGCCGACGCTCAATTTGCTGATACCCCATGTCCGTCAGGATGTGTGCGAGCGTTCGCCCCGCCGGCATCGAGCCCCCGTCCATCGTCACCACGCTGGTCAGCCAGGTTGCGTCTATCAGGTCAGGCCCGACGACCCCGCAGGCGTGGCTTTCGATTGCCGCCTCCACCGCATCCTTGTCGTCTGAGACATTCAGCGACCGCATCCGGTGCAGGCCCGCCGTGTCTGGCGCCCGTGTGGACGCGTCAAACCCCTCGCTGATCGGCCAATCCTGGAGAAACCGCGCTAACGCATCCGCCCGGCGTTCGCTCCCCGAGAACAGCACCCGGAAATACTCCGCCGCCCCCTCCCTGCCGCCGTGCTGGTCAAACAGGTCTGAGAGCCGGGTTTGCCGGGTGAAAATTGCGCAATACCGCCGATCATTCTCTCCCACCGGGATAGCGTCGGCGTGATTGGTGAACATCATGTATCTAGTAAAATTCGGCACATGCCGCTCGTTAACCCCCTTATGCACGACCGGGATCACGTCGTTTGTTAGCAGCGGCTTCATGCGGTCGAGGATCGAGTATTTGTTGGTCCCGGAGATTCGAATCTCTTCAATCCCGACCAAGACAGACCCTTCGGCCCATCCGGTGAAGGGGGAGTCAATCGCCCCGGACGACACCACCCTGGCCCGTTCGCCGAGCAAGAGTTGCATGATGTTGAAAAAATAGCTTTTCCCGTTGCCTTCGATCCCCTGGAGCAAGAGCGCCCACTTCACCCGCCGGCCTGGGTTTTGATACACAAACGCCATCCAATCGACCAGGATCCTTTGCTCCCGAGGATCCGCTATCGTGTTCCCGACATGCGCCATGAACCGCGCGATGACCTCGGCTGCGTCCTCGTCCCCCTGGAGCGTCTCTGCCGGCGTGACCCCTGACCAGAAATAGCTGTTCAACCTCAGCAGGCCCTCGGTCTCAAACAACCGCTCCTGCCCTGGCCAATACATCAGACCGGCGACGGTAGGGATGCCGGTCTTGACCAGGGCGAGCGTGGCCGAGTCGGTGTCCCAACTCACGCATTCCGGCTTCCGGTCGTATTTAGCGCGGAACGCTTCGCGCTTGATCCCGTGCCGGACGTCAACGCGCTCGAACGTGCACATCGACTCGTTGTAAACCCAGCCATTGAGCCACTCCGCCCTTGGGGCCGGGTCGCTGTCTGACAATTCCCCTCCACCTCCTGAGTCCGGATCATCACCCTGGCGCAGGCCACCACCTGACGCCCTGCCGTTACCGCCCCCGTAAGCATAACGGAACGCGCTTTTCACGTCCCGCAACCCCATCCCCGCCGCCTTGGCGTAGACCTCATGGGCCAGGTGCGCCAGCATCGACCGCGTGTCGGGAGGCAGGCGAGCGTCATCGAGCGCCCGGATTCGGTTACGGAAGCGCCCGTAGTCATCCAGGGTCAGCAGCCCCTCCGCCTCAGCCCGCAGCGCCGCAAAGCCTCCTCCGCCCACCTTGACCTCGACAGCGCCACCTCTGCGACCACCCGCAGCGGCGATGATTGACGCGAGGGTCTTGGGCCGGACCGACCCGGTAAAGGATGCCCACTTGACCCGCATGTGGCGCTCGTCGTGTTTGACGCAGAGTGCTGACCAGTCGCGCCAGAGCGTGTAGGCGTTGGCAGCGCCGATATACTGGTGCCACAGCGCCATCCCCACCGCGAGCCACTCGTCGTAGTCTTTACCTTCTGCCGGGTAATTCTCAAGCAGCCCGACGACCTCATCATCGGAGATGTCGAGGGGCTGGGCTGCGACTGCCACCAGCAGATCGTCTGACCCTCGGTCAGAAACGACAATGGGGTCAATCGTCGCTCCTACCCGTGCCCCACCCATGAGCCCTATCGCAGCGGCGTCGACGTCCAACGGTTCGCCATCCTGCCGCAACGTGAAGGGATCGATCCCCTCCTGGCGCGATGGAAGGAACATGAGCTGGCACATTCTATAGGAGCAATTATCGGCAGCGCCGAGCGCCAGCGTGGATATGATCCACTCCACCACCACCCTGTGTTCGGCCTCGGTGACGCCTCGTGACAGCGGCACGCAGACCCGGACGCGGGGCCTCTCTGGCGTGTGGCGGAAGGTGGAGTAGGCGACGAAGGCGCAGTCGAGGCGCATTGTCAGGGAGAATTCTACATCCTCTACAGAACAGTCCAGAGCGTCGTAGTCGACCGTGGCGACGGTGCGCAGCACGATGTTGCCGTCAGCGCGGCCCTTGTCCTCATCCGCCCTGATGCCCCCGATAAAGGCCGCGCGGCGAGCACTGGCCTCCTTGGAGGAGAACACCTGGTACTTGGAGAGGGAGCGGGCGAAAGTGTCCCAGTCGACCTCGCGGGTCTCAGCCTCGGCGAAATTCCGGCAGTAAGTGATCTTGATCATCATGTTTTCCCCCCACCCCCGCGTGCTAATTCAAGTCAATCGCAACGCCATCAGCAACACGATCCTTCAGCGCTGCCTTGACCTCATCAACGTCAAACCGGCGATGACCCGAGGGGAGGATAATGCAGGGGATGCGGCCCTCTCGGGCCAAGGCAAGGACTGTGCTCTTTGATAAACCAAGCAACCGGCCGACCTTGGTGCTCGTCAGCATCAGTTTTCCCCTTAGATCGAATTGACACAATTCGGACGATAACGTATATCTTGGGTCCGTCAACCGCAAAAGAGAACCAAAAATGCTAGAACATGAAATTCAAAAACTCACCGCAGCAATTGTCGAATTGATTGCGACCATGCGCGAGCACACCAAGCCACCAGCAGCCGCACCGGCACCAGAACCGGAACCAGCGCCGGCACCGGAACCTGCACCGGCACCAACAACCGCACCCGAGACCACGACCCCTGGCGTCACCCGCGATGGGCTCAAAGAAATCAGCCTCCAGATTGTCCGGGCCGACACCGCCAAAAAGAAAGACATCGTGGCTATCCTGGAGGCCCACGGTGCGCAGACCATCACCAAGCTCGCCGACGCGCACGTCCTCGCAGTGCACGGGCAATTCCTGGCGCTGTCGCAGCAAGTCATGAAGGAGGCTCGGCGATGATTGCCCACGCCAAACTCAGCGCGTCCAGCGCGCACAGATGGATGCTCTGCCCTGGCAGCGTCAACGCTGAGGCAGGCCTACCCGACAAAACAAGCCCGTTCGCCGAGGAGGGCACGCAAGCGCATGATGTAGCTGAGAGGGCACTGAACGGCGGCTGGGACGCTGCCACAATCTGGAGCCGCAAAGACCTTGCGGAGCATTTGCAGACTTACATCGATTATGTGCGAGCCATCCCATACGATTTCCGCGTGATCGAGCAGAGGGTGGATTTCTCAGATTGGATCCCCGACGGGTTCGGCACGGCCGATGCGATCTGCATCAAGGACGACCTGATCCACATCGTCGATCTAAAGTTCGGGCAGGGCGTGCCGGTCTACGCCGAAATGAACCCGCAGGCGATGCTGTATGCCCTTGGGGCTTACAGCGACTATGAGTTCATGTTCGACCTCAAGCGCGTCAAGATCAGCATCGTGCAACCGCGCATCGACAATATCAGCGAGTGGGAAATTGACATCCCCGCCCTGCTGAAGTGGGGGCAGATTGCGGAGACCGCAGCCCTCGAAACGCAACACGCCGGCGCCCGGCGCATTCCAGGCGAAAAGCAATGCCGGTGGTGCAAGGCCAAGCCCACATGCGCAGCACTCTATGACATGACCGCCGAGATTATTGGGCGGGACTTTGAGCAGCTAGACGATCTGCAACCGGTTAACAGCCTGGCAGACGCGCGGATGCGCGAGGCGCTGGATGCGCGCCCCTTGATCGAGTCGTGGCTGGCGGCCATCGAGACCGTCGTCAAGGAGCGGCTGGTGGATGGCACAGGGTTCCGGGGCTACAAACTCGTTGAAGGCCGTTCGAACCGCAACTGGGGCGATGAACAGGAGGCTGCGGCAGCGCTGGTGCGACTGTTGGGCGACGGGGCCCACACCAGGAAGCTGATCAGCCCGGCGCAAGCCGAGAAGGTGCTGGGGAAGAAAAACAAAGCCGCAATTGAAGACCTCATCGTCAAGCCCCGTGGTGCGCCGACGCTCACCAGGGAGGACGACCCGCGCCCGTCAATCATTGCCAGCGACGAAGACTTCACGACTGTTGACGATAACGACTGACGCGGCTACCGTGCCCGAGCGTCACCATAAGGTGGCGTTGAATGAGACAATCAAGGACAATCACAATGGCAAAAATCATGCTTAACAACGTTCGCGTTTCGTTTCCCTCCTTGTTCCGCAAGGCCACATTTAACGGCGAGGAAACGAAGTTCGAGGGGACTTTCCTGATTGACAAAAAGGAAGGCAAGGGGACGATCGACGTGATTGATGCGGCGATCAAGGCGATCATGCGAGAGGAGCTGAAAGGCACGAAGCTGCCGCCTGACAAGATTTGCTTCAAGGACGGCGACAACATTGAGTATTCCGGCTACGCCGGCAACATGAGCATCAAGGCCAGCTCAACCAAGCGTCCGATTGTGATCGATCGCGACAAGTCGCCGCTCACCGAAGACGACAACCGCATCTACGCCGGATGTCGTGTTAATGCCGTGATCGAGCTGTGGGCGCAGAACAACAACTACGGCAAGCGCATTAACGCAAGCTTGCTGGGCGTCCAGTTCTTCCGAGACGATGAGCCGTTCGCTGATGGTGGCAAGGGATCGCTTTCCGACTTTGAGGCGTTCGGAGAAGAAACCGCAGACTTCGTGTAGTCTAATTATTGGGGCCGCGTCATCGCGGCCCCTTTCATCTCATAGAGGCCACCCCTCATGATGATTGTCGACTGCGAAGTTTACGCGAACTACTTCCTTGTCATGTTCAAGAACATCGACACCGGCAAGTCAGCCGCGTTTGATATGTTCGACGGGCAGTCTCTGAACATCAATCGCGTCAAGGAGCTGATGGGTGGCGACACAATCATCAGTTACAACGGCAATTCCTACGACCTGCCGGTTATTGCTGACGCTATTGCGGGCGCGTCGTGCGAGCGGCTGAAGAAGCTGTCAGACGACCTGATAAAGTCAAAGCTGCCGGCTTGGCGGGTTGCCCGCGACAACAAGATCCACATTCCGGCATGGGACCACATTGACCTGATCGAGGTCGCACCAGGGAAGGCGAGCCTGAAGATATACGGTGGCCGCATGAACGCAAAGAAAATGCAGGACCTGCCGATTGCGCCAGGGGACTTGATTTCATCTGAGCGGCGGGAGCAGTTGAAGGACTACTGCCTGAACGATCTGGATACGAGCGAGTTGTTATACCGGCGGCTTGAGCCGCAGATCAGGTTGCGTGAGCAGATTGGCAAGCAGTATGGGGACATCGACCTGCGCTCTAAGTCTGACGCGCAGATTGCGGAGAAGATCATCAAGCACGAGCTGGAGGCGCTGACAGGCAAAACCTACAAGCCGCGCAAGGTCGAGATCGGTCACGTGTGCCGTTACTCGGACCCCAAGATCGTCAGTTTCGCAACGCCAGAGTTGCGGGAGACCTTCGCGCGCATTTTGAAGACGGGGTTCCCGGTGGGGACGAACGGATCTGTGCAGATGCCGGAGTGGCTACAGACGACACGGATTAAGATAGGCACTACCGAGTTCCAGATGGGCATAGGGGGGCTGCACTCCTGTGAGAAGCAGCAGAGCATCGCCGCGGGCGCTGGCCAGACGTTGAGCGACTACGATGTCGCAAGTTACTATCCGAGCATCATATTGAAGCTGCGGCTTTCGCCGGAGAGCATGGGCGACGACTTCCTGCGTGTGTATCAGAACATCGTAACCCGCCGACTCCTGGCGAAAAAGAACGGCAACAAGATCGAGGCGGAGACGCTAAAGATTGTCGTCAACGGAAGCTTTGGGAAGCTGGGGAGCATGTATAGCGCGTTGTATGCGCCAGAGCTGATGATCCAGACGACGATCACAGGCCAGTTGTGTTTGTTGATGCTGATCGAGAGGTTGCACGCAATTGGTGCACAAGTCTTGAGTGCCAACACGGACGGCATTGTTGTCCTGTCGAACGACTTGTGTGCCGATAGAATTGACGAGATTACATTCGACTGGATGATGGACACGTCGTTCGAGTTGGAGCGCGCGGACTACCGGTCGATCCACTCCCGCGATGTGAACAACTACATTGCCGTAAAGCTGGACAGGAAGACAAAACGCAAGGGCGCGTTCTCTGAGCCGACACTGGCAAAGAACCCGGAGTTCGGTGTGGTGACGGACGCGCTGGCCGAGAATTTAAGCAACGGGACGTCGATTAAGAAAGCTATTGTGGAGTGCAGGGACATCTCCAAGTTCGTGATGGTGCGCAGAGTTGACGGTGGCGCGATGTGGCGAGGCGAGTTCTTGGGGAAAGCAGTGCGGTTCTACTACTCCATTCATGTTTCGTCGGAGGAGTATATTGAATACGCCCGCAACACCAACAAGGTCCCAAAGTCGGACGGAGCTAGGCCGCTGATGACATTGCCCGACGTCTTCCCCGACGATGTCGACTACGCTCGATACATTGGAATGGCGCAAGACGCCCTGCGCGATCTGGGGGCGCTGAATGCTTGAGAAGGCCGTTGAGGCCGCACTGGTTCGACGCGTCAAGGTGCTCGGTGGCCTGTGCGAAAAGTTCGTCAGCCCTGGCCGGCGTAGCGTTCCCGATCGCCTTGTGACCCTGCCAGGCGGGCGCATTATCTTTGTCGAGATCAAAGCGCCAGGGGGGAAGCCGACGCCCCTACAGAACCGTGACCATAAACGACGCGTGGCGTTGGGTTGCACCGTATACGTCATCGACCGGATTGAAGACGCCCATGCTTTCCCGTGAGAACATGCACGCCTATCAAGAGCGATGCGTTGCGTTCATCAAGGAAAAACGCCGCTGCGGGCTATTGCTTGAGATGGGGCTTGGCAAGAGCGTGTCAACTCTGACAGCCATCATAGACCTGATTGAAGACTTCTCGGTCAGGCGTGTTCTGGTGATTGCGCCGTTGCGTGTTGCCAACTCGGTATGGGCGCAGGAGGTGAAGAAGTGGCAGCATCTTTCGGGATTACGTGTGTCGGTCTGCACGGGTAACGAGAAGCAGCGGCTGACAGCCCTGCACATGGACGCTGACGTGTTTGTGATTAACCGCGAGAACATCACATGGTTGGTTGATATCAAGCGCGCCAAGTGGCCGTTTGATATGGTGGTGATTGACGAGTCCAGTTCGTTCAAGAACGCGACAACCAAGCGGTTCAGGTCTATCCGCAAAATACTACCAGACACTGACTACATGGTGCTGCTCACCGGCACACCATCGCCCAACAGCTTGCTCGACATCTGGTCGCAGATCTACATGATTGATTTTGGAATGTCGCTAGGCCGCACCATAACCGCATACAAGCAGAGGTTCTTTGAGCAGGGGTATATGGGATACACCTGGACGCCAAGAGACGGCGCAAACACAACAATCCACTCTCTTATTGATTCGAATGTTATCCACATGAGCGCCAAGGATTATCTGGACGTTCCGGACAGGATTAACTTGACTGAGCGCATTGAGTTGGAGCCCGCGGTCATGGCGAAATACAAAGAATTCGAGCGCACTTTCCTGCTGGAGCTGGACAACGGTGACGAGGTTGAGGCGGTATCAGCGGGCGTCTTGGCGAACAAGCTCCTACAGACTGCAAACGGTGGCGCCTACACAGACAAAAACGGCACATGGGCTGTGATCCATAACGAGAAGCTGGACGCACTGGCCGAGATCATCGATGACAACCCAAACGAGAACATTCTGGTCGCTTACAATTATCGGTTTGATCTTGAGCGCTTGCAAGCCAAGTTCAAAGACGCTGTTGTTTTGGACAAGAAGCAGGAGACCATTGACCGATGGAACAGGGGGGAGATTAGGTTACTGCTGGCGCACCCTGCGTCTGCCGGCCACGGGATTAACTTGCAGAGCGGCGGGTCCATGATTGTGTGGTTTGGTCTCACATGGTCGCTTGAGTATTATCAGCAGTTCAACGCCGGGCTTCATCGCCAAGGCCAACTCAAACCAGTCCGCATTGTTCATATTGTCTGCGCTGACACAATTGACGAGCGCGTTATGAGTGTCCTGTCGACGAAAGACGCAACGCAGAAGAACTTGCTGGCAGCGCTCAAGCCCTGGTGAACATCACCATAGCTCCATCATCATCCCTTCTTCCGGCTCCTGCACCACCCGCAACGCCACCAACTGCGGGTAATGTGCGCAAATAACGCTGGGCCCAATAGACCGCTCGGTGAACACCGTCCCGTCGGGCATCCAAATGCGATAGAGGGTTTTCGGTACCCCCTCCATTCCAATTGGACGGATTTTTGCACGGCGCTCTTCGTATGCGCGCTGTTTTTCTTCGTCGGTCATCGCCGCTCCCCCGCAAGAGTGGAATTAACATCTGATATCCGCCGCCCAATCCAACGGACAACGGGAACGGCCATGCTGTTCCCTAGCGCCCTGTAGCGCGGGCCATCGGCTGCCATGCCGCGGCGGTAGGGGACGAGGGTAAAGTCGTCGGGGAAGCCTTGCAGGCGTTCGCACTCGCGCGGCGTAAGGCGGCGGACGGCAGCGCCATAGGCGGCGGCTTGGGGTCTATGGCGTGCTTCCAGCGTGTAGGCGACACCCTCACGCACCCCAACCCCACCGGGACCGGATGTGCCTTCTGCCCCTGCCCGCTCTTGGATGGCAAAGGCGACAAGCCCATGCTCATCCTTAAACCCGCTGTGCGCGTCGCCGTTACTGGTGAGCGTGCCCGCCGTTGTCGGGATCACGTTCGCCGTCCCGTCGCCCATGTCGCTGTATTGGCGCCCGGCGCGCAAGGGCATCGCCACCAGCGGCACACCCCGCCCGCTTCCGTCCTCGCTGGCGTCAAAGCCCTCGGCGCGGAGGGTGTGGGCAATTAGCAATCCCGCTTCTGCATCCTGTTGCGTCGCACTGCCCGCCGCCTTGCCATTGGTTTGCAGCGTCCCAGCGATCAAACTATCGGCGGTGTCTGCGTCGAGCCCGTAAGTGCGACCGCCTGGAGAGCCTCGCGCAACGGTCGGGGCAACTCTTTCCCCCGTTTCGCGGCGCGGCGCAGTATCCCCGCGCATGCTCGCGGGCTCAAATAATACCGCTGCGGCAGGTCGCCAGTCTCCAAGATATCCGACAACGAACACACGCTCGCGTCGCTGTGCCAGACCGGCGTATTGAGCATCAAGGCTCCGGTAGGCCCACCCATACCCGAGTTCGCCCAGCCCCCCGAGGAAGGCGCCAAAGTCCCGTCCGCTGCCGGATGAACGGACACCGGGCACGTTCTCCCAAACCACCCAGCGGGGGCGGAGTCGGTCAGCCAGGCGTAGAAACTCAAGGGCCAGGTTTCCGCGCTCGTCGGCCATGCCTCCGCGCAATCCGGCGACGCTGAAACTCTGGCAGGGGGTGCCGCCGCAAAGAAGGTCAATTGGTTTATAGTCGCCCGCTTCGATGGTAGTGAAGTCGCCATGCAACGGAACCCCTGAGTAGTGGTGGGCGAGGACGGCGCGCGGGAACGGCTCAATTTCGGCCATGAACGCGCACCGCCAGCCGAGCGGCTCCCATGCCGCCTCTGGCGCGCCGATGCCGCTACAGACAGTGCCGAAGATCACCGCCTCCCCTCCGCAAAAACGCGTGCCTGATGTATGCGCGCTGTTTTTCTTCGTCGGTCATCGTTTCACCCGCGCCACTTCGGGCGCACGCCATACTATCTCATCTAGGATTACCGGCGACCAAGACCCGGTATACCCACCACGGCCCTGCACGTAACGCACATCAACTGTTTTGGGCTGTCCGAGCGCCAGCCAATACTCCCGAATGCGTTTTGCTTGCCGTTCTGCATCCACGCGGTTTCCTTCCAATCTGCTCCCGGAAAGCAATGGATTGATTGTCGCTGCTGCCTCTGAACGGGGCCGCTTGATCATCATCGCCTTAACTTGCGCAGAGCATCCGTCCATTGTGCGCCCCAGTTCCTGCGCAATCTCTGCCCGTGTTCTGATGGTTTGCGTCCACAGAAATCGCAACCGCTTTTTCTCATTAGGCGTCCATGGTGCGGGCCTTACCTTGAGTGTCTCTCCCGGCGCCACGATCATCTTTTCATTCTTCCTGTGCCAGGACGACCCATCGGCTGTTATCCGCAGACGCGTCTACCCAGTCGTTCGCCGTGACCTGGCCGTTTGTAGCAGCGGCAATCCGACGAAACGTTTCGATTTTGAAGGGCATCTTTTCGTCATACATCCACCGGCCAACGGTCGCCGGAGACACTTGCACTATCTTGGCGAAGGCGTTTGCGCGGATGCGGTTCTTGCGCAGATAATTGGTGAGTTTCATAGCCGCATCGTGCCCGCACGCATTTCGCTAAGTCAATAGAAATTTCGCACCGGGAAAATAATTTTAGTTATGCGGCGTTTTCCGGTTGCCATTCAACGGTAGTTATCAAGGGTTCCTTGATAACCACCGCTGACGGTAAGGCCTACCGGTTGCCGCGCTAAGATGGGCGGGCTGTTGTTATTTTTTAACAGCTCCAGTCAGTTGATCTGCTTTTTTTCGCGCGGCTTCTGCTCGCGCGGCGTCTTCTTTTCGTTTTTGTCTTAGTCTTTCAAGAAAAACATCAACATCTTTGTTTGATTCGGTTTTGGTTGCACCCCTACGCTCGTCTCTGAGGTTTTGCAGATATGTATCAGTGTCTGTTGGGTCTGCAAGGTATCGGGGGGCCGATTGGGCTGCGCTTGTTGTGGCAAAAATGTTTGAAGCTTCTATTTTGTTAAAGTTTTTTGCATTCTGCGCTGACTTGTCCGCAAAGTCTTTCAGAAACTGCACTCCGGCACCGACGTTGTTTGCATTCTGTGGTGACTTGGCCGAAAAATCCTCCAGAAACTTCACTTCAGCACGGACATCGTTTGATGCTTTAGCAGCAAGGTTTTCCAGAGACTGCACTCCGGCAGCAACGTTGTTTGGTGTTTTAGACGCCAATTTTTCAGCAATGCGCTCCGCAACAGCATCTGAAATCCCCCCCCGTCGAATTGCTTGGGCCGCCGTTCGAAAAAGAGATCCCGTAAGACTCCCTGTCGCTAAATTAGCGCCGAAATCTGTAGCAGCATTCCTCCCCTCAAGTCCTCTTTCCGCAGCATTTCTCCCGGCAGCAGTGCTACTTGAAAGCATGCGGCTTGTTTCTTGGAACAATTGAGATTCGCGCTCAAGCGCGGTCCGCAACAGATCAAATTTAGACTGATTGCCCTCAGCCAACGCTAGAAGCATGGCGCGTGTTTCAGGCGAGCCCACAAGTTTCTCGGCTGCGTTAATGTTTCCCGATGAGTTCATAATTGTTGACTGTATGTTTCTGACAGAACCTGTTGTAAAAGCTTCTCTTTCCGACAGGCCCATACTTTTCATCAGCTTTGTAATTTGTTCTGGATCCAATTTATTGAAATCGTTCATGCCAGAACGCAACGCATCTCGGACTTCCGCGTCTCCCTTAAAAATAGCGCGGGCGAGGCCGTATTCTGGGACAGCTCTATCTAATTCTTCTAGAAACAAATTTTTCTGTTTGATATATACCCTGCCCAAACGAGTATAACCGCCCAAAGGTTTTTCTTGTTTTTCAATCATCCTATCAAGCCCAATCTTAATGTTGTCTAGCATTTCAACAGTAAAGCCAGACGGATTGTCTTGAGTCATCCCAGGAATTTTTTTATTGTCAGCCGCAAGCAACGCTTGAGCCTCTTTATATCCTTCTTTAAATTGCGGCAGTCCCATAAATTCTAACACTTTGGGGTCGTCTACTTCCCCGCGGAGGTAAGCCGCTTCATAATAAGGCTGTGCCTTGGTCCTAAGAGATTCAACAACTTTCTCTTCGTCCCCATAGAAATCTCCTTGTGTTCCATAGGTCTTTTTGACTTGGCCAAGCACGCGGTCTCTTGCGCCTCCGCCCTGTTCGTCAAGAGCTTTTTCTATGATGCGAGCACCCTTCCCCCCTCTTCCGACAACACGCTCAGCAAGGTCTTCAAGCG